ATATTCCTACTTTCTTTTGTAAATCATCATATGCTTGTGTTCCCATCACAGCTTCATCATCGGGATTAAATTGTGCTAAATAAGCAAATGCTTTTTGATACGCTGGTGAATCATCTTCCCTGTCATACGCATCGCCAACAGTTATTGGTTTACCACTTTGTGGGTCTTTGAATGTTGCTTCAAACACATCACCATGTGTCCAACTATCTGCATTTGGGTCGGCTTTGCCTTCAATATCGGATATATCAATTAAATCTAAATTATCTATCCAATTTTCATTTTTTGATTTTTCAGTATTTGCCATAATTTTATATCTTATCTACCCACTTCTTTTAAATATTTTTCTTTCATTCCCTCCCAAGTCATTCCGATTGCATCTACATAAAATAGAACTTCTGGTTTGATTTTATTCTCATCAAACATTTTTGTATATCGTTTGATTGCTTTATCTTTCCACCACTTAATAGTGTATTCGTTTCCTTGCTTAAATTTATCTTTTAGTATCAAATCCTTTTCTTCAATTTTATCACATAGGAATTGATTACCATTTTCATACATTTGTGCAAAGTACACACCTCTTTGGAATCCGTGGTCATATTCGTTTCCTTTGATTCCTAATTCTTTAAAAATTGCCTGAATAATCTTTTGTTTAATCCCACTTACAGGTCCATTCTTTTCGTATCCCATATTAGCACCATTACGTTCTCTTTCATCCATAATGTTTTTCTTATACCAATCTGCTTTATTTTCTTTTAACCATTGATGCCAAGGGTCATAAACCTCATCATCAGGCTTTGTTGATATTTTACCTTTAGATTCTCCCAATGTTTTAAAGTGTGGAATACCATTATATTGTGAGTGAATACCATACAAAGATGTTGTACCAATTCCAACTAATGGGTTATCATATTTTTGTTTCCAATAATCTCTAATCTCCGATGCAGTTGCTAATGCTGCTATCAACTTACCACCTAAGAAGTTATATCCAAATGGTTGAGTAGATACAATTGTTGTAGCAATGGATGTACAATTCAATTTGCCTTTCTCAAATTTATCTTCTTTAGTCCATCCAATAAATTCATCTCTAACTCCCAATGATGTAATATCAGAACCTAAACAAATCTGTCCTAATATTTTTCCACTAGTCCTATCTTTAACATAAATTTTAACATTACGGCCAGGGTTTGCCTGAAACTCCATTGTATGGATTAATTTACGGATTTCAGTCCATCTTGTAGATTCTTTAGGGTCATCATCTACAATTTCCACATAAGGGTCAATTGCTTCGATTTCCTTAATAGTTAGCTCCTTATTGAAAATATCAGTTGGTTTCCAAAGTGAATCGTAATAAGATTGTAATACTGGCAATCGTTTCATATTACTAACTCTGTCCATATTCCACTCTATCCATTTTTTGTATAAAGTTTGCTCTTCTACGGACATAGTTTTAAGATAGTTCAAATTATCAATGAACTTCTTTTTCATTATATGGTAGTCAAACGTTGTTGTGTTTGTTTCTTCGCCGGTATCCCAAAATTTCATATTACAAATATAACAAATTAATTTTAAATTACCAAAATTTGGTATCTATTTCCGTTTCTGGTGCTATTGTAGTGTGATGCTGAATATCTTTGTTATAAGCACGTGCATCTTTTGGATAAGGTCTAATTTCGTGCTTAAACGATTTCATAATTGCTTTCTTTTCCTTCTTATCAGCGGTGATAATTTGTAAATATCTATGCTTTGGTGGTTCTTCCCTCCTCCAAAACTCTTTATAACCTTGCTTACCAATTTCTCTTCTAAGGTGTTCTAAGTTACCACTTCCCCATTTAGTAAACACAGTCCTACTATGAATCCATTTATACGGGTCATTTGATAATGAAATACCATAGTTTGGCATTAGAGCGATATCCGTATTTAAGCCCTGATATATCCAATTTGTTGCTTGGTAAATACCACCTAAGTGTTCTTGTCCGTTATCGGCGTATGAAATAAGTGCTTTAATTTCTTTATCGTTTTCTCTGAACCATTTGAATGATTGCCCCATTGCGTATGATTCAATATTAGAGCCATAACCATCATCACAATAAAGGCGAGTTAATTCCAATACATTATCTTTTGTAAGTAAATCAGAAATAGAAGTTGCAGCTCTTGCTCCAACGGGAAATCCGTAAACCAAACATCCAATCAATTTATCAGTTTCACCAACTGCATTTGCTTCATCCATTTTATAGAATATACCTAATGCGTATCTACACGCAGTCCAAGCGTGAGTATAGTGTTTCTTTACAATGATATCTTTTGCTACATCTTTACCTATTGGCGAAATGTACACTCTCGATGTATCGCAGTAATTCTTACCTTCTTCTTTCATAACTTTAATTTATTGGCTCTAATTTATGTATTTCTTCCACAAATTCCTCACTTATTTTTGGATATGGTAGTGATGGATATTTTAAGTTTTTTAATAATTTTTTTCTATCCTGCAACAAATAAACATAGCGATGCTTTCTCGGTTCTTTCTTAATCCAAAATGGAGATGTTACCATTGTTTGAATTATCTTCGGGTCATTCGTTCCATACTTCACATATGAAGTTCTACTATGATGCCATTCATCAATCTCACTCCATTTGAAACTCCAACTATCATTAGGTCGGATTCTATTACCCTGATATATCCAATTTGTTGCTTGATATACAGTTCCTAAGTGGCCTGCTTTTGGGTCTGAATAGGATACTAATGCTTTGATATGTGGTGCGTTTTCTCTTAACCATTGGAATGTTTTTCCAACAAACCAACTTTCAATATTACTACCATACCCATCAAATACAAATAAACGGGTAAGTTCTAAAACCTCCGTTCTATCTAATATTTCACATATTGATGCACCGGAGTGTCTACCAACCGGGTCACCATAACACGCTACACCAATAAGTTTTTCGTTTACCCCACCAAAAAATTTGTGTTCATCATCTGATAGGTAGAATAAACCAATAGCATAAGATACTTTTGTCCATATACCACTATAATGGTTATTTACAATAATCTCTTTCGCTACATCTTTACTTATTAATCTAACTGAAAGTTTGGATGTATCACAATAATGTTTACCCTCTTCTTTCATTAAATTATTTTGTGCATTCTTCTAAAGCAATCTCATATGCATCCACTTTATTCATTTTCGGATTCTCTTCCATAAGAGCTTTAGCTTTTTTAATAACTTCTTTTCTCACACCATAACCGTGTGCTTCCATTAGAATTTCTTCAATGATTTCTTCGTTGCTCATAACCTATTGTTTTTCATATGGCCACTTAATCATATGTGTCCACGTTTGGTTCGTAACAATTTTTTTGATGTTAGCAGGGGATACGCCGTTATTTCTAGCCAATACTTTGACATTACGATGACCTACTTTCCAAAGTTCTCTAATTTGAGTAACCTGCTTTTCAGTCAACTTGTGCATTGGATGCGCTTCGCCTTTTAACATACGTCTAATATAACACTTTTTTTTGATAATCACAAATATTTTCTATTTTATTATGAACAAATTCTGCTATTTTTTTGAATCCTTCTAAATTAGGATGTAATCCACCCTCTTTTACACCTTCATATCCATAAAATGCACCATTTTCAAAGTAAGGAGTATTGGTTAACTTTTCTGAATCCCTTAGATAATCTGCAAAAGTATATTCTGGCATAATAAATCTGCTAAAATCTACATTATCAGGCTCTTCATCTTTGAACATTGGATAAAATGCATTAAAATAATATCTGTTATGATTTTTTAATAATTCATCTATCTTTTTATAATCATCGTTTGGGGTTGTAAGATTTCTATATGGGAATGAAAATGCTATTATTATTAAATCATCTGATAATAGTTCATCTATATTTTGCTTTATTAAGTTGTAAATATCATTGTTTCCAAAGTTATTACATTTTCCCATATTGATGAATGGAATATTCATTTTTTCAGCAACATATCGTGGCCAAGAATTCATTCTTCTATAATAATCTTCAAATTCGTTGGGAGAGCCATGCCCCTTCCACTTAATACTATCACTTAATCCATAACCATTTGTGTACGAATCACCAAAAGTAACCAATCTCATATTATTCTTTTTTACCAAAATTTTTAATTATAAAATCGTTTTGATGTAATGTATATTTTTCAGTATTTCCTATGTGACCTAACAAATAGTTAATACTATATCCTAATTGAGTTGCAGCCATACCTAGCAAATTTTCCATACAAGCAGAACCCGATTTATCTATTGGTAGTATTTTATGAAAGTTTTTTTCTTTTAACTGATATAAAAATTTATTCTTACACAAAAACAAATTAAAAATGAATGTTTTGAATCCATATGATTTATATTCTATATCACATAATTTCATATTTTTTATACACCACTCTTGCTCTCCAATTTGATTTGATTCATATTCATTTGTATAAAAAAACGAAACAACTTCTTTATCGGAATTTGGATAATATTTTGTTAAGTCTATTAAAGGTATTGTTGTATCTTGTAAAAACATATAATGTTCCTCATTTGGATATTTTTCATATGCTTTCCATATTGCTCCAACTTCATAATTTTCATTCTCTTCAATGATATCAATTCCATCTAAAAATGAATAATATGATTTATCTTCAGAATTACTATCCACAACTACAATCTTTTCGTTTGGCATGTGTGTTTTACATGCGATTATAACATCCTCAATATTGGATGAACTGCCTGTATATGGAAATTTATTGGGAACTTTGAATTCCTTTTTGAAACCAAAATCATTTTTGTATTTACAAGCAATTATAATCACACTATTTTAAATTTTCATTTATAGCGTTAATGTAAGCTATTTTTGATGATGTTCCCGTAAATCTTTCAACTTCTTTACCATTCTTTTCAATAATCACAGTAGGTACTGAACGAATACCATATTTAGTGGCTTCTTCATAAGATTCATCTACATCATAATCTTCAAATTTAACATTTGAAAATTGCGATTTTACCTCATTCATAACTGGAGTTAATGCTCTACACGGTCCACACCATACTGCCGAAAATTTCTTAACTGTTACCATTTGTTCTTTCTTTAAATTCATCGTATGCATCCAATAAGGAGTCTACAACTGGATGTCGATGATTGGTTAATAATGTTTGTGAATCCATATCCTTAATCTTCTTTGCCGCCGATAATAAGAATTTGAATCCACTATCTCCTTTATATTTTAAATCTACTTGCTGTGTATCACCACATACAACCATTTTACTTCTTAATCCCAAACGAGATGTAATCATTTCCATTTGGTCATTTGTACAATTCTGAGCCTCATCCACAATGATAAAACTATCTAAAAATGTTCTACCTCTCATAAATGCTAATGGTACAATTTCTACATGCCCATCTTCTAATATCTTATCAATTTTATCTTTGTTGTAAAGTTGATAAAAGTTAGAATAAATTGGTTGCATCCACGGCTCCATCTTTTCTCTCAAATCACCTGGCAAAAATCCAATCTCTTCTTTACTTACAGTAGGACGAGTTATGATGATTTTTTGAACTGTTTTCTTAAACAACATATCCAAAGCTACTTGGCAAGCTAAAAGTGTTTTACCACTCCCAGCTTTACCACTTAATATCGTAATGGCGTTATTTAAAATCTTTTCTTTTGCTTCTTTTTGTTCTTCGTTTAATTGAATCTGAAACTTAATTGGTCCTTTTGGCTTTTCAGTTTTTTCCTCTCTAATTCTTTCTGTCAATTCTTTGTGTTTTGCTGATTGATTTTCTGCCATAAAACGTTTCACAACTTAAACATTCTGGGTCCATTGCTTTTGCTGCAATATCTCCTCTCAATACGGATTCGGTTCTCATATAGTAAAGTGTTTTCACACCTTGCTTCCACGCTTCTAAGTGAACCTGATTAATCCATTTTGGTTCTGCCGTAGCAGGAAATGCTAAATTTAATGAAACTGCTTGGTCAATATATTGTTGTCTAATTCCGGCTTGTCTTACCAAATCTAATTGGTTGATTTCTTTAAATGTTTTAAATACATCTTTAATTGGAGTACAATTATGCTTCGGTTCATTTTCTACTTCTTTGCATTCCATTACTTTACCATCTACATAACACCACTCATCTAAGAAATCCAATCCTTGTACCGAACCACCATCTGCAAGGATTTGGTCCCACACTTCTTTTGTGTTCTTACCAATCTTACGAAGTACTCTTTCTAATTCAGGGTTCTTTCTGATAAATGTACCTTTTGAAGTTTGTTCCGTAAATACGTTAGCTGCCCAAGGTTCAATACCACTACTTACATTGCCACTCAATTTAGAGTTTGATACCGTAGGTGCTACCGCTCTTAGGTGAGTATTACGGAATCCACTTTCTTTACACCATAGGGGTTCACCATATTCTTTAGCTAAATCTCTACTTGCTCTTTCCGATTCTATTTTGATTTGAGAAAATATTTTGCGAGTTTCAAATTGTGCAGGCAATCCTTCGAATGGAACTCCTCTTTGTTGTAAGTAAGTGTGCCATCCTAATACGCCCAATCCTAATGCTCTACCTCTTTCCGCTGAACGAACTGCGTTTTCGAATCCTTTCATATTCTTAGCTCTTTGTAAGAACTCTTCTAATACACCATCTAAGAAAATAGTAGATGTGTAAACTAAATCGGTATCCTTCCATTCATCGTATTTTGCTAAGTTCAATGAACTCAAACAACAAACGAATGAATGCTGCTCATCGGTATGTAAAACGATTTCAGAACAAATGTTAGTCATATGAACTTTCAATCCGTTCTTCTTATACATTTCAGGATTATGTTTGTTGACATTACCTTTAAACATAATATAAGGTTCACCTGTAGCCTTTCTCTTCTGAAGTAACTTACCCCACTTTCTACGAGCTTCAGAGTCGCCTTCCTCCAATCTAGCCATAAATTTATCACTTACAACTACACATTGGTGCATATTAAGTGATTGACGATTAACATCCCCCTTTGGTTCTCTAATTTCTAAAAAATCATCGAAATCTTTATGGTCGATTTTAATGTTAACCGATGCTGCTCCTCTTCTAACACTACCCTGATTTGTAGCAAGGATAGTTGAATCATAGATTTTAATAAATGGAACTACACCATCCGATGTACCATTCATTGTAATTTTACTACCGGCGGGTCTAATCATATTTACACCAATACCAACACCACCACCATGCTTTGCTAATAACATTAGTTCTAAGTTCTTTGAACCAATTTCAAAGATACTATCACCAACATCAATACCAAAACACGATATAGGTAATCCTCTATCGGTGCCTGTATTTGATAATACGGGAGTTGCTAAACACAACCACCCTTTCCAAATATAATCAAAAAATTTTGTAGCCAATTGGGGTTTTTCTAATCTTTTTGCAACGGCAGTGGCTACTCTCCAATATGCATCTTTTGGTTTTTCTCCTGATAACAAATATCCTTTTGATATTGTTTTAACATAGATTTCCGTATTTCCCCACGATGGAAAATCTACATCTAATTCCCAACCTAATTCTTCTCCGTAATTTTTCATAAACTTTTTTTAAAATATATCATCCCAATTTTCACCTTCTCCTGCTTTAGAATAATCAGTTGGTCTGATTGCGAAGAAATCGGTATGTGTTACTCCTCCTGTTAAGTGATAGAACCAATCTAATTCAGATGCTTTCTTCTCATCAAATTCAAAGTAATCATCTCCACCTTTCATTGGATTATAACCCAACTCTGCTAACTTCTCATTAACTCTTTTTGTAATGAATTCTTTTAGGTCATCTTTTTTAAGATTCTCTAAATCGCCCATTTCAAAAATCTTATCAATAAACTTATGTTCCAAATCTTTAATAATTTCTGCTGCTTTGTAAATATCAGCTTTAGCTTCCTCTAATAATTCAGGAAACTCCTCACACATATGTCTGAATAATTGACAACCCATCTTTGAATGAAGTGATTCATCTCTAACACTCCACTTCATTTGTTGTCCGATTCCTTTCAATAGATTTCTCATTTGGAATGAATACAATACAGCGAATGATGAATATAATGCTACACCTTCTGCAAATGCCGAAAAGATAGCAAGTGAACGAGCAACCTCAACTCTAGCCTTATGATTTGTTTTTAAATCTTCAGGTGTCCAATCTGCGGTTGTGTTTGTTAATAATTCAAATCTTTCCTTCATTGTTTCATCATGTAGGAAACCTGCAAAATCATCTAATCCTAATGTTTCATTAAGATATGAATATGCAACTGAATGGATTGTTTCTTGCGAACCAAATGCCATTGCCATTTGTCTAATCTCATGCTTTGGAAACCATTTAGTAACCATACCAGTCCAATAGTCTGATACTGCACATTCAGTTTGAGCGAAACCTAAAAGGATATTACCTACTAAGTGTTTTTCTTCTTTTGTTAAGTTTTCGTTCCAGTCCTTAACATCACCTTGCATTGGTATTTCAGTATGTAACCAAAATGCTTGCATTTGTTTTAACCAACCTTCATTATAATAATCTGGGTATTCGAATGGTTTGTAGGGAATTCTTTCAGTAAATAATTTGCTCATCTTATAGTTCTATTTTCTTTTGAAGTGTAAGTATAACTATATGTCTAAAATTAAAATTTTCCCTTTTCTTTAGAAAATTTTATATGACAATTTTTCAGTTATCCCATATTCTCCACATACTTTTTATGTAATAATTTTTTCTCTAAATTCTCTCCGTTTTTAGAATCTTTGGTAGCTATAACACCATCCGCTGAATTAGCAGCGAACACATCCATAATGCCGTGAAAAGTATCAATCTTAGCAGGGAAAGTCATACCATCAGGCCCAAATCGATTTTTAACAATGTGAATACGGCCTGTGTTTGATAACTTATCTTTAGTTTTTCTACTAACACTCATAATGAAGTCAGCAGTTTGAACTTTCTTATATGAGTCACCCACACTATCCGCTTGAATAACTTCGTGGTCAATTGCTGCTCGATTGGTTTGAGTTGCTGTCCAAATTGGTATTTGCGTTTCACCACTTAATCCTCTAAGTTCTTCATATATACCACCCAATTCAGCATACAACCCATCACTTGCTCTATTACCACTTTTTAACAAATCGGCGTAATCAATAATAATAAGATTTGGATTAAACCCACTTGCTCTTAATTTTTCAATATGAGCTGAAAGGGTTTTTGCTGATGCAAATTGTGGTGGATAATATTTAATACGAACTCTACCTGGCGTATTCTTAATTTTACGAATAATTTCATCCTTACGTTCTTTATGTTCGGATGTTTGGATTCCAGTCAAAATTGTAGTGTATCTTTGACCTACATAACTTTCAGATAATTCTAAAGTATAATGTAAAACATTCATACCTCTTTGAACTGCCGAACAAGCTATCTTTGATAAGAACCAACTTTTACCAATACCAGATGGAGCCATTACCACACCCAATTCGCCGGGTCCTAAACCACCATCCATTAGCTCATCGATTACATCCCATCCTGTTGATACGGAATTACGTTTAACATCTTCCATAATCAACTCAAAATTATCTATGTAATCCATTCCTAAATCGTTTTCTACACCGACTTTGGATGCTGCCATCATTGTATCTATAATCTTATCGTAGTTTCCTGCTTTGAGTAAATCTACCGATTTTAGAAGGGCATCTTTAACTTTTTGATTTTTAGCAAATGTAAGATATTCTTTTTTTACATATGGTAAATCTTCAGAACCAATTTGTAAATAAACTGATTTTAATTGCTCAACAACAGTTTGCTTTAAAACTTTATCCTCAATATCACCAACTTTAATTTTAAACACTTCCATTGTAGGAACTGCACGGAATTCGTTGAAGTAAGTTTGAACTTCTCCAATAATCCATTGGTTGGCTTGTGATTCAAAAAAAGCTGGTTTAGTTATTTCAGTTACCTGTTCTAAGAACTTTACATCTGATATAAGAGAAGCAACAACTTTAGATTGATACGATTGGCCATATTTTACTAACGTATCTACTGCTTCCATTATGCTTCAGCTTTTTTCTTTTTTAATTGTTTTTTTGATTCAACCTTTACTTGGTCGGTAGCTTGGTCGGTAGCTTGGTCGTTTTTCGGTTTACGAGTTGCAAGTTTCCACTCACTTTTAGGAATAAATTGCCATACGCCACTTCTAACTTTTTCATCCGCATCTTGATTATCAACTCTACGGATTTCACCTAATGAATAGGATTTTGTTTCTTTAATTGCTTTAATACACTTCATAGTTTTTCTCCATGTTTTAATTTAAAAATTATTTTAATACCATTAAGATTTCTGATTCTCTTAATAAGGTATATTTTTCTCCATTGATTTTTACCTCTTGTCCCTGATGATATGGTGGGAGAATTACTTCATCACCTTCTTTTACTGTCATTGGAATTAATACTCCACTTTGTGTGTAAATGCCAGGTCCTACTTTGATAACCTCTGCACGTTTTACATCTTCTAATTTTGCGCTTTCTGGAATGATGATACCACCGGCGGTTCTATCATTTTGTTGTTCTACTTCTTTTAGGAGAACTCTATCTCCAATTGGTTGTGCTACTTTGTCTGCCATAACTTAATTTAAAATTTTGATAAATGTGAAAATGTTGATTGTAACCAGTCTAATACATTTGGAAATGAATCTAACATACGATGCTTCAACCCCAATTTAAGAAATTCTTGCTTCTCAAACTTTGTAATTGGTTCATCATATCTACTCATAATTTTCATTCTAAGATTTCCGCTGAATTCTGGTTCTGATAATTGCATCAATTTACGATTTCTTTCGCAAATTTCCAAATTATTTAAGAATAAATCATGTGCTTTAGATTTTTTATCTAAAGTATTTACATACTCAACCATAGTTTCGGTTGTATGTATGTTTTCTTCTGTTAAGATTGGAAATGCTTTGATGATTGTTTTTGCACCTAAACCATTGATACCTTCAATGTTATCAGATTTATCACCATCAATCATTCTAAAATTGATAAAATTGTGTGGATGGAATCCGTACTCTTCTACTACCTCGTCAATGTTGTAAACTTTCTTTTTTGTTGGCGAATATACCGAAACATCTTTGTTTACTAATTGTAAAAAATCTTTATCGGAACTCATAATAATAACCTTCTCACCATCTTGTCGAAGTTGAGTTGCTACATATCCAATAACATCATCAGCCTCAATACCATCGTAAACCATTAAGGTTACAGGTAGGGCTGTTAATAGTTCGGCTAAACCTACCATCTGCCTTCTCATCGATATTTGCTCATCTTCGGGATTCATATCCACAGTGATAGCACGATTTAGGCGGATTTTGTTTTTAGCTCTATCGGCTTTATAACCTCCGTAAATTTTCTTTCTGCTGTCTGAACCACCCTTACCATCGAACACAATGATACATCGGGTTGGGTTTAAAGTACGGATAGCGTAGCCGATACTTTTTAAAGTACCGACTATGCCTCCAATATGGTCACCATTATCGTTTAGATTTGGTGCGGTTGACCAAGAACGAATGAAGGTATTAAGACCATCAATAATTAGGGTTTTAGAATTCTTTTGTAAATCTCCAAAACTCTTATGTTCTTCATCTATTTGTTTTAGTATATCTAAATACTTCTTATTAATCTGACTCATTAGCTACATCCGTTGTTTCATCAACTTCCTCTGAAGCGGAATTTTTATATTGTAAAATACAAACCTCACATATCCTACGATAAATTTGGTCTTTTAGTTCTTCGTTTTTAAGAATATCTGCGAAATCCTTTGATTGGAATTTGATAACTTCGCCAGTATCAGTGTCGATATATTCATACCAAGCACCTGCTTGCTTTACTAACTTATTATCTTTCATAACCCCCAACCAACTTCCGAAATTATCAATACCTCTATCAAAGAAGATATTGAAATCTGCGTGTCTCAATGGTGGTCCTAAACGATTTTTGATAACCTGTGCTCTCACTTTGATACCAACAATCTTATCACCAACTTTAAGTTGTCCCATAGATTTCAAACGGAAACGAACAGAAGCATGGAATGCTAATGCTTTACCGCCTGATGTTGTCCAAGGGTCACTAAATGCCATTGCGTTCATCTTTTGACGAAGTTGATTAGTAAATACTAAACAAATACTTTGTCTACCAATCATATTGGTGATTTTACGCATTGCTTTGGAAATGATAATTGCTTTATCCGTAGCGTAACCATCTTTATCGTAATCAGCTTCCAACTCTTTCTTTGTAGATGCTGCTGCTACTGAATCGACTACGATAGTTACTAATCGGTTCTTATCGCCTGTTCTAACTTTCTCAATGATAGTTTCACAAGCTTCAAAAATACCTTCAACCGTATCTACTGAAACGTATAGTAATTTTGAAATATCAACACCAATTGCTTCCAAAAACTCCCTATTAACGGCAGTTTCGGTATCAATTAATACGGCTACTCCACCTTTCTTTTGTGTTTCAGCTAAGAGATGGGCGGAGAGCAGAGATTTTCCACTCTGCTCTAAACCCGTAATCTCTGCTATACGGCCAACAGGCAAACCACCATAAGGTCTATTGGAAACTGCTACATCCAAAAGAGCGTTACCCGTAGATACCCAATCTTTTACGTTTGTTGGAGCATCGCCCCCACCATCGTTTAGGAAGTATGCAATCTTACCATCCTTATTTTGTTTGTTTAATGATTCCGCAAGAATACTTGCTAAATCCTCTTGTACTTTGGCCATAGTGTAACCTATTATTAATTGTTAAATAAATCATCAAATGCTGATGCTACATCATCCTTTTGTGTTGGCTTTGCGGTTTCTTCCTTTTCCCAAGGTAAGTCGCCAACTTCCTGTGTACCACCTAAATCAGCAGATACTTTTGATTGTTGTTTTGGTGCTGCTTTTGGAGCTTCTAATTCCTCAACAACTTCATCGGTATTAGTTGCTGAACCTGGGTTCAACCAATTTTCTAATACACCTTTCAATTCACTATAAGATAACTCCGAATACAATTCAGTAATGTTCTTTTGGTTTTCCAAAAGAGATTGAATTTGGTCAGCGCTCTCTGCTAATTTAGATTGGGAAGGTTTAACACGAATAGTTGTGGTTGGATAAGCTGCGTTTGAATCTTCAGCTGATTGAATTTCTACAACGATATCTCTACCATTCATTGGGTCGGTGATATCTCCGTAATCCGGGTCAGCGATGTATCCTAAGATATCCTGATAAACCGTCTTACCAAATCCCCAAAACTTAACACCTTCGTTCTCTTTACCTCTAATGATAACGGGTGCGAAAGTTCTTAATTTTGGCTCCATCTTCTTGCCTGCTTTCCAGTCATCAGTATCGCCGGTACGTTTAAGTTTTTCAGCGAACTCAACAATTGGGTCAGGTCTGCCAAATGATGCAGGACTCAAATAAGTTTTGTTGTTAATGTTGTAGTGAAAGAATAATTCAATAAAAGGAATATCTTTATTGAATTTGTAGGGAACTAATCTGATTTGATGTTTTCCCGGTGTTGGCTTCCAAAGTGAATCTGATTTTTTGGAAGTGTTTTGTAACGAGTTGAATCTCGATAGGGCAAGTTTAATGTCCATTTTTCTTACGTTTTAAAGTTAATAATTGTTGTTTAATGTTTAAGGTTTTATCGATATTACCTATATCTAAATATAACCTTTTTATGTTTTTGTTCTACAAATATAGAACTTTTTTTTCACATTTCCAAATTTATTTTGCCCACTTTCCTCTCTGAACTAATTGGGCAATAATACCATAAACTGATAAATCTTCGTAGGTGTCTTGAATCGATTCTCCTACCTCATCCGGCTGTCCTAATACTACTAATTGCTTTAATCTTTGAACCTTATCGTTGATTCTAAACCAAAGACCTGTGAGTGATAGTTTAATATCTTCTTTGGATTGTAAAGCAGTTCCTACCGAAATGTTGCCTGGTCCGTAGTTTCTTTGTTTCTTACAAAATGTTTCATACATTTCTGCTTGGATTCGTTTGAATTCTTCCATCATTTCGGGATAAACTCTTTCGCAATGTTCTCTTGCGGTTTCTTCTTTGATTTCTGTCATAACTGTTTATTTAATTTTTGTTTTAATTTCATCCCCAATGCGCACGATTCATACTCTTCAGCTTCTACTAAAGTTTTGATGTTTTCATCTATAATAAAATTAAAATCTTCTTTATAGATAGATAACTCAACTACAATAAAATTGTTGATTATTATTTTAGCAAATGGAACTACTTCTTTTTTATAACGAATACCCCACTCCACACCTTTGATGAGAGCTTTTGATAATTCGTATCGATAATCTTCGAATAGAGTATCGGCAGAATTTGTTTCAATTACTAATTTATTTTTCATTGAAACAAATATAATAAATTAATTCTGAATTTCCAAATTAAAAAGTATCAATATTCAATTCGGATACATTTAAGTTTTTGAAAACTTTTGTAGGAATTTTTTTGTAGCCGTAATTTGATGTAGTGATTATGCAATTTCTAAACTCATTCCAATCTAATTGATAAGATGTATCCAATTGACCGCCCGTTTTAGATTTGATAACTTCGTTTAATGCGTTAATTGTGTATATTGTATTTGATTGCTTCTTTCTATGAACTAAAATTGTTTTCCATTGAGAGTCTACTGGCGCAGAACCCTTTTCTACATTATATGTTATAAACAAATCGTTTTCTACTAATTTACTCTCTAATACAAATATATTTGGATTTATAAGCGTGTAATTTCTTAATACAAATTCTAATGATGTATCTAACTCATTTCTATATGTGAACAAACATAAAAGTTGTGTATTCATTTTAATTTTATTTAATTGGTACTATGCTTGCCGAATTCGGATTGTTCATAGCTAAAAATTTACATCCTCTAGGGCCATTCTTCACAGCTTTATGCTTTTCAATTGAAGGTACGCTAGATGTAGCATCAATGCCTGGGTCATATTTCCATTTCATTCCCGGCTTAATATCTACACCATCTATAACTTCATTATCTATAAAATTACCCTTAGAATCAAACATTTCTCTATTATTTTTAAATAGAGTATATTTTAAATCATTATTATTTATTTTTTCTGTAATTGCTCCCATTAATGTCCATAATCTTAACATATTATGGTATTTTTGCAAATTCTTCTTATCCAAACAATTACCGGCGCCTTTTGCTATTGCTTTCTTAACCAATAGTTCTCCTTGATGCTTTCCTTGTGCTTTTATTTTTTCAACTTCATCAGGCGATAATATTCCTGCTTTTACGGCATCTATCAATGTTTTATCCAATTGATTTTGAACCAATTCAAATTCTTTATCGGATGGCATTTCATTCATTTCATCTTCCCACTTTCTTAACAATTTAGCCTGCTCTTCTAATGATAACTTTTTCCAATCTTCTCTATTTCTAGGGTTATTTTCTATAAATTTATCTTTATGTCTAAACGTAAAGTTATAAACCTTCATATTATTTAAAAGTCTTTCTTGTGTATTGAAAGAACCATTTCCATTTTTAAAAACAGATTGTTTAAGTCTTTCTTCGCCTGAAGGCGCTCCACCACCCAAAACTTTTTCAGATACTCCGCCTGTAAATACCAATGATTCTATTATCATATTAGCAGATTCAGATAATTTTTTTACTAAATCCGTTTTACCTATTTTTTGTTTTGGAGTAAATACTATAATATCAGAAATTTGGAAGGTACTATCGGCAGGTAAATAAGCTTCAAGCCCATGTCCTAAATAAATATTATATCTAATAACTTCAGCGAAATCAGGAACAGCTTGTCTAAAGCTTGGAGTTTTCATCATTGTTCCCAACAAACTTTCCATTTCATTTTCATATCTATCTCTTTCTTCTTTCTTTTGAGCTTCAGATAGTTTATTCCAATTAGGATTATCATATGGTGATTTTATAGATTCAAACATAGCCAATACCCTTTTTTCTTCAGATGTCATTGTTCCATCACCAGCTTTTTTAAAAAATTTTTCAAATTGAGCAATACTTTGCTGTTTAGAATTTTTTATTATAGTACTTCTACCTTCATCGGTAGTTGGCTCTGCTCCAAAATCTAATGTTTTAACACTAGGTGATTTTTTAAAAAAGTCAATAACTTTATTGTGTCTTTCGGATTCCGTAGCCACCCTTTCTACAAGCTTTACCGCTTTTTCGGAATTCATTCCTGATTTAATAAGTTTATCAACAAATTGGGATTGTTCTTCTTTAGAGTATTCTGGAACTTTTTCTATTTTAGTACCAGTTTCTCCAAAAGTAACGCTGTTTTCATCACCTTTTATTATTGTATCAACTGTTTTTTTATTAATGTTTGCACCTGCCATTGCCTTTTTAGGAAGTTTTTGCTTATCCGCACTTGCATCCGAACCATCAGAACTACCTTGAGATGTTGTTTTTATACCATTTTTTTTACCATACGCAAGTAATCTATCTAAATTACCCATTTTAATTTTTGCGTGGTTTTGTGTGTTAAATGGTGGAAATAATATATAAATGGATGTATCTTCTTTTTTATCTTTAATTCTTATATATG